TGGAGTGGCTGGAGCACCTGGAGCAGGAACGACTGGTGCAACAGGAGTAGCTGGTAGTGCAGGAGTGGCTGGTGCTACAGGGGCAACAGGTCCAATAGGAGCAAGTGGAGCAGGGGCGACTGGTGCTACTGGGATACAAGGTACTGCTGGTTCAGCAGGTGCAACAGGAGCAACAGGAGCAGGAGCAACTGGTGCGACAGGAGTTCAGGGAGCGACTGGAGTAGTAGGCACACAAGGAGCAACTGGTGTACAGGGAGCAACTGGAGTAGCTGGAGGATTAGGAAATACAGGAGCAACTGGAGTAGCAGGAGGATTAGGAAATACTGGTGCTACTGGAGTAGCAGGAACAACAGGAGGACAAGGTGCAACTGGAGTAACAGGAGCGACTGGAATTCAGGGAACAACAGGAGGACAGGGAGCAACTGGAGTACAGGGAGCAACAGGAGTAACAGGTGGTGCAGGAGCGACTGGAGCAACAGGAGCAGGAGTAACTGGAGCTACAGGTGTGGCTGGTGGACAGGGAGCGACAGGAGCAACAGGAGCAACTGGAGTGCAAGGGACAACAGGTCCAACGGGTGTGGCTGGTGCGGTAGGCTCAACTGGAGCAACTGGATCTCAGGGAATACAAGGTACTGCTGGAAATACTGGAGTGGCTGGAGCAACAGGTGTAACTGGAGCAACTGGAGTGCAAGGGACAACAGGTCCAACGGGTGTGGCTGGTGCGGTAGGTTCAACAGGAGGAACTGGAACTACAGGTGGAGTTGGAGCTACAGGTGCGACAGGTGTTACTGGTGGACAAGGAGTAACAGGAGCAACTGGAGTAACAGGTGGAGCTGGAGCAACTGGTAATACAGGAGTAACTGGAATACAAGGAACGACAGGACCAACAGGAGTACAGGGAACAACAGGTCCGACAGGGGCAAAACCTGCTGGACAAATTTTCGTACATGCTGGTTCTATGTGGAGTGCTACTACTGCTGGGTCTGCTGCTTTAGAAAAACTCGAACTTGCAACAAATGATATAGACATTCAAACTCTTAATTTTGACACCACGACTCAGGAATATGCACAATTTTCTATAATCATGCCTAGTGATTGGGATGCAGGTACAATAACTGCTGTCTTTTATTGGTCACATCCTGCCACGACTACAAACTTTGGTGTTGTTTGGTCTTTGAGTGGTAGGTCTTATGCTAACGATGATGCACTTGACCAAGCGACTGGAACTGCACAAGTCATAGCTGATACTGGGGGAACTACTAACGATTTATACATCTCTGGTGCTACTCCTGCGATAACAATTACTGGTGCTACTGCTTCGGAATATGTGCATTTTAAAGTTACTAGAGTTGTTGGAAATGGCTCGGATAATATGGCTGTAGATGCTAGATTACATGGACTTATGATTAATTACACAAGAACATAAATGGAAATAACACTTGCCAAATCTGATTCAAGCTCTGGTGGAACTGTTGAGATTAAAGTTCATGGGGAATATTATATAACTGATTCGCAAATACCTGATAATTTACTGGGTGTGTCATGGGGATAATAGTCGGAAATACAGCGAGTACATCTTCAACTAGCAATGCTAGTAGCTATTCTCTTTCGTTAAATAATAATAAGGACTATGTAGCTTTTTTTGTTATGGCAATGGCTACTGCTGAGACCGCTAGAACACTAACTGCTACCTACAATAGCGTAGGCATGGCAGAGTTGGTCACTATTCAAACTACCACCAATTCTAGGAGGTATGTTGCATCTATATTCGGATTAGACAACGGAACTGCTGGTGCTAATAATTGTACAGTAACCTTTAGTGCTGGAATGGCATCGTGTGTTCTTGGAGCTATGTGTTTTGAGTTACAGGCACTTGCTCCTGCTGGTGATACCGATACAAACAATGCTGGTTGTATTACCTCTATTGTTACCACTCAAGCAAACTCTCTTATTCTTTCTTGTTCTGCTGTAAGGTCAAGCACTACTCCTCCGACATTGACTCCTGAAGCAGATCAAACTGAAATAGTAAACACTACTCCGCTTGCTGGCACTACTGATGTTGTGGGTGGGGCTTGGTATAGATTAACTACTGCAATAGATACATATTCGGTAGGCTCAACTACTTCTGGTACTGCTGGAGACATAGGCGTTGCTGTTGAAATTAAGGAGCTTATTCTTTCTTCATTTATTCATTCTCCAATTGATTTCCGTTAATAATCCTAGCAATTATTTAAGCTTGTTTTAGATTTGGTAAATTGCTATATTTGTATATAGTTTTTTAACTGTAGAACCATGAATAAATGGATGATTGCACAAAAAGAAGAATCTGGTTTTTGGGGAAATTGTGCTAATACCTTAAACGAAGAACTGAAACAACTCGTATACGCTAAGTATATGGGCTTGTCTTTTACCCATGATGGAAATACTCCCTATAATTTAGATATTGGCAATAAATCCATAATTGATATTGGAGGTGGTCCTGTATCTCTTTTACTCAAAACAAAACCTAATAAAAAAGAAAGGATTGTTGTTGATCCTTGTAAATTCCCTGAATGGGTTAGTGATAGATATTTATCTGCTGACATATCATTTTTTGATGGGATTAAAAAGGTTTATAAAGGATTGCCTAAGAAAAAAGTTGATGAAGTATGGATTTATAATGTCTTGTCTCATACGGAAGATCCAGAAGAAATTTTGAATTGGGCTAAGCATGTGTCTAAAAAGATCAGAATATTTGAGTGGTTAAATGATAGGCAAAACGATTTACATATTCAATCTATAACACAAGCTGATTTGCAATTCTGGCTTGGTAAAGTTGGTAGAGTAGTAAGACTTAATGGAGAAAACGAGTGTTATGGAACTGCATTTTATGGGGATTTTGATTATGACTAAATTCACTTTTCACATTGTCAGTTTGCCACATACTCAAGTAACACTTGAATATAACCATTGTGCCTATACGGAGAAGGTAAGAAAATTTGCAAACATGATGAAATCGTTAGGACATGATGTATATGTTTATGCCTCTGAAGAAAATGATAGTAATGGAGAATTAGTTACATGTATTACCAAAAAGGAGCAAAAAAGATTTTTCGGTGAGTATGATAATAAAAAAGAATTCTTCAACATTACATGGGGGATAGAAGATGAGCATTGGCAACTCATGAATGGTAATGCTATCAATGAGATCAAGAAACGAATAAAACCAAATGACTATATTTGTTTAATTGCAGGTCTATGTCAAGAGCAAATAGCTAAGGCATTTCCACAAAACATTTCCGTAGAATTTGGAATAGGTTACGAAGGAGTGTTCAGTCCATTTAAGATCTTTGAAAGTTATGGTTGGATGCATTATGTATATGGCAGGAGAGGACAAAATGATGGTCTTTTCTATGATGCAGTTATTCCTAATTATTTTGAGGTTGATCAGTTTCCTTTAGTATCTAACAACGATCAGAAATACTGTTTATTTTTAGGCAGGTTTATTAAGAGGAAAGGAATTGAGTTAGCAGTTGAAGCTACTAAAAGAGCTAAGATGAAATTGATTATTGCTGGTCAAGGCGTGGAGCGTGTAGAAGGTCACAAGTTGATTGGTAAAGAACTGACTATTGATGAACCACATGTCTCTTATGTAGGGTATGCTGATGTAGAAAAAAGAGCCAAACTATTTGGTAATGCACTTTGTACTTTTGTGCCTACCTTTTATATAGAACCTTTTGGTGGTGTTAGTGTTGAATCTCTATTAACTGGAACTCCTGTTATTGCTTCAGACTTTGGAGCATTTCCTGAAAATATTAGAAACGGAATAGATGGCTATAGATACAGAACAGTTGGTGAAGCAGTAGAGGCAATAAAGCTTTGCAGAAAACTTGATAGAATAACCATCTCTAGGGATGCTATTAAAAGATTTGGCACTAATAATGTAAAATATATGTATCAAGCATACTTTGAACAAATGAATACACTTTCAGAAGCTGGTTGGTATTCTGATTGGTCTGGACTCAAGTATGATAGATATTTATAGATTTATGATTAACTAATTGATATAATTAGATAATTTAATTATTAAAAACTCTATTATGAGTAACAATGGGCAAAAGCCTTTTCAGATAGACTCGGAAAACAAAAATAGGAAGATTAGTAACGATTGGGCTGATCTAAAAAAGGAGTATGGGAATCCTATTACAAAGATACATGCGTTACCTAGCGAGTATAAAAGGGAAGTAGACAAGTGGCTATCTGAGGGAATCTCCACAACACTTGTAGCTCAAAGAATTGGAGAATATGTTAAGGATAATAACTTGGATGAAAGGATAGCTCCTACTCGACAAACAGTAATATCGTATAAAAAGAACCATTTAGAGAATGAGTTGCAAATAAGGGACATTAAAAACGATGTTCTTCTAACGCATGATCAATGGGAGAAAACGCATAAACGATTGAATGAGGTATTAAAGAAATTAGAGAACAAATCGAATCCTCTAGTTAACCTAGTAGAGCAAAAAGAGAGGTATGAGAAAAGGATAAAGAAATTGCTAGATAACTTTGGAAACATGCCAGTAATGCCCACTCAATATTTGGAAGTGGAAAGGGAGTATAGGGATGTGATAGGTAAAATATACACAATGCTTAACAATCATAACCTTAATCCAGAAGTAAATTTTAATTATAATCAAACAGTAAATAATAATGTCGATAAAAGACAGTTGGCAATTAGCACCGACAACGACAATCTTGCCGAGTTACTTCAAGGATTTTCCAGAAGAAATGCAGAAGCGATTATTGTCTATGCTGACGAACAAGGACTTGATGACGAAGGAAATAAACTTGAATCCGAAACTGTCAAAAGTGATCAAGCAGATAGTAAAGCTTAACTGGAGAAACGACTTTATGTTTTTCAGGGATAGATACTTGAGAACAGGTGGCGATGATTGGGTAAAATCTGGAAAGCATCATTTTCAATGGGCTGGTATATTGGAAAATAAATTAATGCAAAAACAATATACCAATAAGGAGCTTGAGGATATTTACGATTATGGTCCAGAAACATTAACAATAGCTACTGATGGACATAAAAATAAATCAATCGTTATACAGTCACCTAGAGATAGTGCCAAGTCTACATTTTGGACTGTTCATAGTCTTGTTTGGGAATTATATAGGAATCCAAACTTGAGAATTACAGTAGTGTCCAGTACATCAACTGTAGCTCAATCATTTCTAAGGGAGATAAAAACACACCTAGAACAGAATGAATTACTTAGAAGTGAGTTAGGTTCTCTTGTACCGATTTATCCAGAAAGGTGGACTAATTCCGAGATAATTGTGGATAGGGTTGCTAGATACAAAGATCCTAGTATTGCAGCACTTGGAGCTGGTGGAGCTATTCTATCTAAAAGAGCTGACATATTAGTTTGTGATGATATCTTGGGTTTAGCTAACACTAGAACCGAAGAACAAAGAAAAAAGATCGTAGATTGGTTCGGACAGGTTTTGTATCCGATTTTAGTTCCTGGGGGAAAAATTATAATGGTTGGTACGATATTTCACGAAAAGGATTTAATTCAGGAGATGATTAGGGATGAATCTAATGATATTAGAATAAGGTATAAATCGGTCCTTGATGAAGATACGCATGAGGTTTTGTGGGAACAAAGATATACCTATGAATATTTAATGGAGAGGAAGGCAAAGCTTGGAACTACCTCATTTTTAATGGCTTATCAAAACCAAGTGTTATCTCAAGAAACAGCATTGATTAAGGAGAGGTGGGTTCGTAGAGCAATGGAGTTAGGTGAGAATCTACCTCTTTATAATTCAAGAGAGGAAGTAGAGCGTAGGTTTCCTGGAATTCGTATTACAATTGGAGTTGATCTTCAAAGCAGTCAAAAAGAGAGTTCGGATGCATTTGCTATTGTGGTTTTGGGCTTTTTGAAGAATGGAACTAGAATCGTGTTAAATCTTGTAAGATTGAAGGGCTTGAGCATGAGTGAGCAAGAGGAGTATATTATAGGACAGCATGAGAAATTCAAGAGTGAGCTTATTTTTGTAGAGAGTAATAATTATCAAGTTATGATTGTAAGAGATTTAAAAGAGAAAACAGCCCTGCCTGTGGTCAGTTTCACTACAACAAAAGAAAAAAATGATCTTGATATTGGAGTAAACTCTCTAGCAGTTCTGCTTGAGAATGAGAAATTTATAATACCAACTAAAAATGACTCTTTGCAAAAGAGCGAAAATGTGGAATACTTAGTCAACGGACTAATTAGTTATGATCCTGATAAACATGTGGAAGATCTTGTAATGTCTACTTGGTTTGCGAATAATGCGATTAGGTATTTAGAAAGCAATGCTTCAGGCAATGCGTCAGTAGAAACAGTAGAAACAGAATTTAATTATAATTCATTGGAATCAGATGATGGAGAATCCACTATATATATTTAAGGAAACAGTATCTAGTTTAGCCCATAGAGTCTATACCCCCTTTAATAACCTTGTTCGCAGGATTAAGATCTGGAACACTTTTGGACAAACAAAGAATCTTGAAGTGGATGAGTCTAAGGTAAATTATTATCTAGCTAGGTCTATCATGGATGGATCTATTATAACTGGACCTGATGGTAATGTTTATGGAAAGGATTATATTTTAGCATCTGCTTTTGCATCTCCAATAATAAACGCACCTACAGGAATTATGCTTACAAATCCTCCAAGTGTAGAAACGGATAATGATCCAGAATTTGAATCCACAATGCAACAGTATTATATCGAGAACCAGACTGAGATAATGAAAGCCATTGCTGATTCTCAAGCAGAAGGTGACTCTTATGTTTATATCAAAGATACCTTTGATGCAACGCCAGTTCCTTTAAGACCTGAAAATGTTGAAAAGGTTGTAGATCCTAACGACTATACAAACACAATTGGCTTTAATGTAAATAGTGCAATAAATAGAGGAAATGGTGAGGATGTGGAGATGATCCAATACAAAACACTTTATAGAAAAATATATCCTTACAAAATAGTGATTGCATACAATAGCGAGAAGGTTGTTGATAGAATTGTAAGTGTAGATGGTAAGGATGTTAATGTTCCGTTAACTAACGAATCTCTTTACCTTGAAGCCTTAGCTACTATAGATGATTATGCAGATTTATTTGATGTTAGGAGATTTGCAGAGGAAAGACCATTACCGATTGTTCATATGCCTTTCAATCTTAAAGCACAAAGAGTGTATGGGGAGTCTGTATTTAGAAACCTGTATGTATACTTTCTAAACTATCATAGGGTGATGGATGGGATGTTAAAGAATATACACTTTAACTCAAATTCTTTTATGTATATAAAGGGGATAGACAGTCCTGATTCGTTTAAGCAGAATAATGGAGAGTTGCAGACGGATGGAACATATAGGTTAAAGTTCACTCCAAGAACAGTATTGTTTGGAGGTAGTGACTTTGAAGTAAAGCATGTAGAAGCTCCTGATGTAACCCAGACATCCAGAGATGCCTTAACGCTTTTATTTTATTTGATTGTTCAAGCTTCGGAAATTCCCGAATTTTTCTTCGGTGCTAGGATGAACGCTAGTGATGCAAGTGTTAGAGAGCAATTGCCAGTACTTGTTAACAAGGTAAATAGATATCAAGCTTTATACTTTAGATACATGAAACTATTTTTTGATACAGTAATTTATTACAAAGCAAGGAACGGAGATGTAACTGTAGATCCAAAAATAGATTATGTATTTACATGGGGACATGTTTCACTTGATTCTGTTGACGATATTACAAAGCTTGTTGAGAAAATGGATGAGTTGGGATTGATAACAGACGAAACTAAATCAAAAATAATGGGTATGGGTAAATTTGTAACCGATATTAAAGGAGAAATTGAACAAGCTAAAAAAGAGAATGAGGATAAGGGATTAGCACTTGATCAGAGATTAATTAATACACAACCAGAGAAGATCGAGGAAGATGACGATGTAATATAATGGCAGTAGATCCACTACCAAGAAAAGCTAGAGCATTAATTAGCAATGAAGCTGTCGCTATCAGGAGATTGCTAGTAGCATACGCTTCGGAATTTTCCAAAATAGTTTCAAAGATTAATACGCCTAAAGGCATGGAGATGGTTTTGTCGAACCTCTATTCTGTTTCGGCTTCGATGGTAGATGATTTGGGTAAGGAATTATTTGAAAATATTAAGGCCATCAGAGCTTTATCTATTAATGAGGAAACTGTTTTTTTATCTGGTACTAGATTACCAGCGATTGCAAGTGAGGAGTGGAGAGAATATTTGAATAATGGACAAAGAATACTCAACTTATCTATGAGCCAATACCTAAACGCTAAATCTATTATTGATGGTACAAGCATGAAGTATCGTCTAAAAACTATTAAAGATGGTACAGATAAAGTTGTAGAAGCAATTATCAAGAATGGAATGGCAGAAGGTAAAAGTGCTTGGCAGATAGGTAAGGAGATTGAAAAATATATAGCTATTGATAGAAGAACCAAATGGACCAGTCCATATCGTATATTAAGGAGAGAAAAGGGCTTTCCAATTACTGCTCCTTATGATGGTGGAGTTAGGGCAGGTAGTGTGGATTACAATGCTTTGAGAATTGCAAGAACTGAAATGATTAATAATTATAGATGGTCCAAAATAGATGCTACTAAGGGTAGAGATTTTGTTGTGGGTTGGAAGTGGTCGTTAAGTAATGCACATCCAAAACCTGATGAGTGCGACACTTGGGCTACTCATGATGAGGGACTTGGAGAAGGTGTTTATTCAGATGCTAAAGATATTTCTTCACTAGGTCATCCTAACTGCTTATGCAATGTCACAACTCAAACTGTATTTCATGATGATATGGCACAGTTCTTTGAAAAAGCATATAATGATTTGGATAAGCCAATTAAGAAATATGTTGATTTTTAGGGAATAGCTTGATAGAGTTAAATATTAGTTGTTAATACTGTTTAAATGGATAAACCTAAAAAGGTGATGTGTCCCAGAGAAGGATGTCAGGGAATTATTGCTTACATATACGGAGAAAGACTAACAAGCGTTAAAAGGAGTAAGCAATTAACAGAAACTGTAGGAAGGGATTATGTACTAATTAGTACCTGTCCATTTAAGGAATGTCATACAAGAACAAGCATTGTTTGTCAGGATGGAAAGATTAGGCTCGATAATTTGAAGATAATGAAAGAGGAGGAAGATCCCAAACCAGAGAATGAAGAAATTAAGGAAGAACCAAAAAAAGAAGAA